AAAGCAGAAATACCGAATTGTAGAAGGCTGGTATTACAAGTATATTGAAGTTATCTACTTTGTAAACCCAATGACGGAGAAGGTCGAGTGGTTAGAGCCTGAGGAGTTCAAGAAGTTTGAAAAACAAATGCGAGAGGGACTTAAGTTAGGTGATGGAAAGGTCTTTAAGCATGAGGGCCTTATTACTCAACAGAAGTCCTACAAGAAACAAGCTTTCTACATGATATTTTCTGGTACGTTTAAGTGTGAAGGAGGCAGAAGTACTCATAGGTGGGAGGAGTTCCCTGCAGTGCTTTATGGAGCTTATAAGGCTTTTGACACGAATTCTTGGTTTGGAGCAATAACTCCAGCAAAAGATGGTCAGAGGACGCTGAATACCAACAGAAGGCAGTTGGTTCACTTGCTGCAGACACTTCCGAAGGGAATTTTGAAGCACGAAGTAGGTGCAGTGATTAACATTGACGACTATGAGACCAAGTCTGCTGAACCTAACTTCCATCTGGAGATTGCCAGGGGTAAGTATGAGAAGGTTGGCTTTGTAGAACAACCCAGGATCTCACCTATTTATGGCTTATTTGACAGGGTTCTTGTACAAAGCATTAAAGACCAAACTGGAGCACAGGACTCCCTTATGGGGATACAGACTACTGGAAGAGAACCAGGAGTTACTGTCAAGGCAAGACAAGAAACTGGTATTGCAGTGCTGTACATCTTGTTCGATAACTACCGTGAGTCAAGACTCAACTCAGGAAAGCTACATATGTCCTTCATTCAGCAGTATGTAACTGAAGAGACTGTTATCAGGATTGAAGGCGAGAAGGGTTATCAACTGCTGAAGATCAACAGTGAGTCAAACCGGCAGAATACAGGTTTCAATGACATTACTGCTGGTGAGTTTGACTATGAAGTAGCTGAGACTGCACAAACAGCAACTATCAAGGCAGCTATTGGGCAAATGCTTGTAGACTTTGCTCAGAGTAACCCCGATACGATTCCTCCAGATGTGCTCCTGGAATACATAGACTTGCCATTCTCAGCAAAACTGAAAGTACGTGAGCACTGGAAGGCTGCACAAGATGCTGCTAAACTGGAGAAAGATAGAGAATACGATCTCCGGCTGAAGGAGATTGAGGCTAAGGTAAAGGTTAAGTCAACTAAAGAATAAGGAGTTAAACAATGGGAACCGCCGACATAAAGCTGCAAGAGGCTGACAAAGATGAATTAGAGTCAGCGCTTGAGAGCTTGGAGACAGGCAAAAAAGGTGAAGAGGAAGAGGTCAAACCAGGTGAAGGTGAAAAAACTGCAGAGGAAATAGCTGCAGAAGCTGCATTAGCTGAAAGGCTAAAGCCTCAGGAGATGGAAGAGAACGGAATGAAGCGGATGGAAACTCCTGATGAAGCTAAAGTGAGGGTTGAAACTGAAGACGCAGAGAAAGCTGCAGCAGCTGCAAAGCCTACTGAGACCGAACAGCTCAGGGAGGAAGTAAAGGATCTTCGTCAAATAGCTCGCACTTCCAAAAAGGATCAGGTGCAATTGCAAGCCAAGCTAGATCGGCTTGAGAAGCGAAAGCCTGTAGAAGCCAAAGTGGAAGGTGAGGAGGAATTGGATGAAGACGGTAAACCTATAGAGAAGAAACCTCCCGAGGAAGAGCCTCTGAGCCGTGTTGAGGAACTTCAACAGGGAATACTCCAGGTTGGTGCTGCAAAAGGTGCTAATTTGGATGTTCTGCTTGAAACGATGGGGCAAAGTGAGACTTATAAGGATATTCTGGATGTCTGCTCCAGAAGTAACTTTGATGACATCTTTGAGTCTATTGCTTCGGAAGTGACTAAAGACGATCCAACTAAGAATATGGATGAAGTGCTTCTGGAGATAGAACTCAGTGTCTGGAACAAGCCCAATCCTTATAAGTATATGTATGATCTCGTTAAGACGTATCACCCGACTTATGCTGGAAAGGAAACAGTTGCTAAGCCAGGTGAGAAGGTAGTGAAGGAGGTCAAGGTTGTTGATGCTCCAGGAACAATCGCAGACAAGGGTGCAGATGCTGACCTAAAAGTTGGATGGACAAAGGAAAGGATTGATGAGTTGCCTGAAGAGGACTTAGGTCAGGTTCCTGCAGAAACTTATGAGAAATACATGCAAGGTGAACTTAAGTAGGAGGAACAAGAGATGGCAACTACGCCAAAGACCCAATTTCAGACTAACGATAATCTGACCAGGAAGAAATGGGCAAAGGATCTCTTTAGGATTATCCTTCCTGCTGTTGAATATTCCTACTTGGTAGGTAAGGGCACTGACTCCATGGTTCAGTTGAGAACGGAGCTGGGCAAGGGAGAAGGTGACCAGATTACCTTCGGTATCAGACTGCCTCTGAAGGGAGAAGGTATCGTTGGTAGGAAGACAGTAGAGGGTAATGAGGAGAAACTGATCTTCAAGGACTTCAAAATGACCATCGAAGAGCTCAACCATGCGGTCGATACTGGTGGAAAAATGGAAGAGCAGAGGATTCCTTGGGATCTTATGAAGGAAGGCAGGGATGGCCTGTCAGACTGGTGGGCTGCGAAGCTCTCAGAGGCAATTATAGCCACATTGTGTGGAGACACCAGTTATAGGATTGCTGGTGAAGTCTTTGCTCAGGCATGCGAAGATCCGGATGCTGGACACTGGATGGTTATGAACAGCACTGCGGCAACTGCTGCAAACCTCGCAACTGCTGAGGCTGCTGTTACCAGTGCTGACGTTCTGGACTTGCACATGCTGGACAGAATGAAACAGAGGGCTGAACTGCCTGCAACAGGCTGTTACAAGGTTCGACCCTTGGTGCTGAAGGGAAAGAATTACTTCCGTGTAATCTTGCACAACTTTGTGTTCGATCAGCTGAGACAGAACATGAACGTAGGCCAGTGGGGTGACTTGCTGAGGAATGCGAATAAGCTTCAGATACCAAATGTGGAGATTGAGTACAATGGGATGCTTGTTACCAAGTCTGAGCGTATTCGGACAGTCACGACTGGTGTTTACAGAAACGTTCTGTTGGGCTGCCAGGCTGCATGTTGGGCCTGGGGAGGAGCTGGTGAGAGCAAGAGCACGGTTATGGTTTTCGTACCTTACGAGAAGGACGCCAAGCGCTACGTAATGATCCGTGGCGGAGGTATCTGGGGAGTCAAGAAGACCAGGTTCGAAAGCAAAGACTATGGGATCATCACTGGTACCAGTTATGGTGCTTCATTGTCCTAATGGAGGTAAGCGGTTATGACTGACCTATATAGCAACAAGCTGGCTGATAACTACATGCTAGCACTGAGCAGGTTGTTCAACGTTCCCGCTGCTGACACCTACGATATTGTCAGAATACCTCATTGGGCTCTCGTCGATGATGTCTGGCTTGACATCGTCACAGCATGCACAGGCGACGGAACACTTACTATCGGCTGGAAAGGAAATCAGGAGACTGCACAGCCTCAGGGCTTTATGTCGAATGATATAGCTGAGCCTAGTGCAATCGGAATGAAGAGAGCTCAAAAGGACAACTTGCTGACGTTTCCAGGCAAATACTTCGGCAATAGCGGAGGAACGGTGACTGTCACAATTGGTGGCACAGCTACTGCCCTGGTATGTCGAGTGTTTGTAGGACACTCGGTGATTCAGTAACCTTTAGCTTAATGAAGATTAACCTTTTAGGAGGATAGAAAGATGGCAACAGGAAATGGATATGATCTTAGACGGAACGATCTGAGGTCAAACGTGTTGGAGAATCCATACTGGATTACTTCAGCAGAGATAGTAGCTGCAACCGTAGACACCTACGATGCAGTGTTGTTCTCGTTTCCAGTTACTCAGATTGTCTCCCCTGGGTATGGGACTAATCTGATCTGTATTCATGCCTTTTTGATCGAGATATGCGTAGGCATTACAGGAGGTACTGCTGTAATGACTATTGGGCTTGGCAGTCTTGCCGCTGATGTTTGTGGTAAGCCTGGCGCTGCTGATGTCACTGACATCACAGTTGACAACTTCCTGCAGGATACAGACCTTGTCGAGGCCACCCCAGCGTACTATGGGCCGCAGCTTGCGGGTGGTGCCTATGGAGTTGCAATAGGTGCCTGTGCGGACTTTGATACAGGCAATACAGCAGTCGCTATCACCCCAAATGATACAACGACTATTGCTGTAGTTATGTATCAGACAGGTACGCCTACTGCAGGCTCTTCCAGGGTTCATATGCTGATCAGTGAGGTACCTTCGGGTCGTTAATCAGTCAAAACATCATTTTTTGACATTTCTGGATGTTTGGCTGCTTCTGGTGGAGGGTAGTTAGCTGCCAACTGCCCTCCATTCTACCACGGAGGTGCTGTATGAAAAGGCTGGAGATCAGGACTGAAATAGAGAATATCATTCAGGACGACAGCTATACTGGTGAGACTGTAGATGGCTATATCAATCAGTGTCTTATATATGCTGGAGCACAAGTTGACATTCCGGAGCTGAAAAGGATTGACGTAGTTGACACTGTCTTGGCTCAAGCATATGTTGCCCTGACGGGCTTGACTGGTGGTTTTTCAGGAAAGCTGCGTCGAGTCAAGAATGCTGCTGGTGACCCTATCACGATCCATGCTAGGCTTGAGCTGTTGATGGATGCTCATCCAACTATGGTCGAGGTCGGAGACGTTGAAGGCACTGCCTTGGAGGGCTCCACCCTTTGGTACCAGAAGATACCTGCAATAGTAGAGACTCTCACATGTCTGTACTTCAGAGACCCTGCCAAACTTACTGCTGATGGCGCTATCCCTTCTGACTTCCCAGAACACTTGCACAGAGGTCTGTTTGTGCATGGAACTGCTTGGATAATCTACGACCAGATCGAGGAAGATGTAGAGGATAAGAAGGTGAACACTGCTAGTCAGTTTTGGCACTCATTCGATGAAGACAATAAGCATTCTGCCATCAACAAGCTTAGGGAGTGGCTGGCTATGACTCGGAGGTACAACATCAGTTCTTCTTGGAGGTATTAGTGGCTAGACTGGTAAAGATCTATGGAGGGACTACAGGGATTAACACCAAGGTTGACCCTGTCCGCTTCAAGTACGATGCCGAAGCGGGTATGCAGGAGCTGGCTGCTGGAGTTAATGTAGACATTGACAGCACTGGCAGGGTTGGTAGGAGGAAGGGTTATACCTTGAAGCTGGCAGTGGCCAGTCATAGCCTTTTCCCTTGCGATGGCTACTGCCTATTTGTGACTGGTAATGCTCTCTCTGTGTTGGAGCCTGACTATACACATGCTCCTATAAGGAATGTCACTGTTGGAGCTAGGGTCAGGTACGTTGCAGCTGGTGGAGACACTTACTACCTTAACGGACATGAGAAGGGTGTTGTCAGGGATAGGGTGAGCTATGGTTGGACTGCAGAAGCTTACATTGGCCCTCCGACAACTAAAGTCTTTAGCGATCCACCTACAGGGCATCTTCTTGAGCTTTACAACGGAGTGATGATGGTAGCTGAAGACGATGTTCTTTGGTATTCAGAGCCTTTTGCCTGGGGCTGGTTTGACCTTGCAAGGAGCTATTTCCCTTTTA